GCCATATACCTTTATACCAAACTAAATTATTAGATCTATCTAATCCTATTATAGCATCAGATATTTCAGCTTCTAATATCCATTGATATTTTGCATTTAGTTGTACTAAGTCTAAACCATCAATTAATCTAAATTTATATTTAGTTAAGTCTAAATTTGATATATTATATGATTGTTCTGTTATATCCCAATTTTCCCACAAAACCTCAACAGATTGAGTTATATTTTTATCATCAATTCCTTGTCTTCTAAGTAATGCAGTTTTAAATAACTCCATTTGTTCATTATTTTCAAAGTTATCAATTATATCTCCATTAATTGCTTTACTTACTAATTTTTGAACATTAATATTTTTATTAACTATTTCTATAGCTTTAGGAAAATCAGTTTCACTAATTCCTGGCATAGCATTAATTACATAATTAGTTGCATTACCATTTGAACCATCTTTAAAATTATTTACATCTAATATTGATCCAAAATCTTGTTCTCTATCAACATCATATTTAATTTTTGAATTTTTTAATGCAGTAATATTTCTACTATTATAATCATCATATAATGATTTTACTTTATCTATAATTTTACCTCTAGTAAAAGGATCTTTAATATCATTTGCATATTTTTGAAAAATAGGATTATTAACATTATCTGGTGTTACAGGAAAATTATCTTCACCAGCAGCATAATTTAAAAAATATTTATTACCTTCAACATCACCAGATTTTTTAATAATAGAAAAAACTCTTAGAGCTTCCATATCAATAATATCGCTAGTTAAATTCTTTTTAAGTTGAGAACCAGCTAATCTATTAGTTTGTACTAAAGTTGTTTCAGCTCCACCATAATTATGGTTTATTGTTTTTTGTAAATCATTACCAATAAAACTATTTATATCTAAAACACTTAAGTTAGGATTTTGAGTAATAGTATCTAAGTGAGATCCTGCATCAATCATTGTTGATGTTTTTAATTCATCCCAACCATCTAATGCTCTTTGATCTTCTCTAGCATTATAATTAGTTGTAGCATAAGACATATTTGCAAGATTTTTTCCTGCAAGAATATTTTGAGCTACATTTTTAAAAGCACTAGGAGTATTAGCTAAAGTAGTTTTAGAATAACTATCTACAGCATTTCTCATACCATCTGGATCAAATTTAAACTTATCTTTTAATTGTAAGTAATGATCTCTTGATTGTTGATTAAATTGAAATTGCCAATTAGCAGTTGCATCTACTTCTGCTTTTTTTCTAAAAGCATCAATTGCTTCTGATACAGGTTTAGCAATTACAGCAGATATTGTTGTATCTGGAAATTTAGGTATTCCAATATTATCAGCTACAGATGATTTTAAATTAACTGTTTTTTTTCCTGTTTTTAATGCCATTAACTTGATCCCATTGTTCCAGCTTTAATCATAGCTTCTTTGTTAATATCACTATCTAAACCATATTGACCTTTTGGAGTTTTGTATGATGAAGCATAAGCTGCTGTTTTAAAACCTGCAGCTGCTATACTTGCATAAGCTCCATACTCTTGTGCTTTACCCATAACTTTAGTTGTGTATATAGCAGATTCTAATTTACCTTCACCTCTTAAAGTATTAATTCTAATATTGTTAATATCTCTTTGAGCAATACGATTTACTTCAGATTGAATAGCTAAGAAACTTCTACTATCATCAGAATAACCAGAACCTGCAACAATAGCTAAATTTTGTTTTCGCTTTCTTGCTGCTTCTTCCATAACATCATTAGCATCTTGCAAACCTTTTAATTGGTTAGCTTTTTTTTCTGATTCATAATATTGAATCTGAGCTTTGTTTGCTGCTTTTTGTTGTTGTACTTGTGAATATGTACCAACAGCTTGTACAGCAAAACTAGCAACAGCTAATGTAACAGGATCAGCACTCATGCAAATACGACCTCCACAGACATTCCTAATATTTTAATTGGTAATGGATCATCTTGAGATAATGTAACAGTTGGACTTTTATCATATCCCAAAAAGAAAAATTCTTTTTTTTCAGTAACAGGTGTGAGGTCAGAACCACCAGTGAAATTAACTTGTTGGACTACTAAAGATTTAGAGGTAGTGTCAGCAGCTTTGACAGTTAAATCTAAAGCAGAATTAAGATCAATGATGGCTCTTGAAATTCTTCTAGGTAAACCAGTTAATGGCCCTTCTGGTAATTCTTTATCAATAGGCATAGTTTCTAATATCGGTGTATAGTTAAAACCAATTTCTACTCCACTTGCTCTCGGTGTGTTTAAAGTAATAGTATCTGATGCCGAAACAGTAAACGCACCAAGAGAGCTATTACCCTCTACAGCATTGATTTGCTCATTAGTATATATACCATTTACATCATGTAAAAAACCTTTAACTAAAGTTATTACTGCATTATCTGCAGGAGTTGCTGCTAAATTTTTATCTAAATTAAGAGTATAAGATCCACCACCATTATTAGTTACAGCTTGTATTGTATATTCAGTTGAATTACCTGCAATTGTAAATGTTTCATTAATTTGTGGATCTGAAGTAAATCCATCAACATTTAATACAGATCCTGTTTGACTAGCTCCATTTACTAATGGAGTACCTCTTTGATTTACAGTTGATGTAGTTTGCATATCTAATGATATACTATCATCATCTCCAAATCTTTCTAGTGTATAAACAGTAGATCCATTTAGTTGTCTTTTTACACAGCATACTAAGTATTCATTAAGAGATATTATAGATTGATAATAGTCATTTGTTCTTGTACTCCACAATGTCCAACCTGCAATTTTTTCATCTCTTACAGAATGAAATACAGCAAATGTTCCAGGATATGTAGATCCATTATTTAAAAAGAAAGCATATTGTTCTGGTCTTGTAAAGTTACCTTTTATAACTGCAACTTGTTTTGGATTATCAATAAGATGTTGAGCAAGAATAGAAACAGATGTAGATTTATATCCATCTTCTATATCAGAATAAATAAACTCTCTTACAGCTTTACCATTCTTTTGAATAAACCCTGCTGCTTGATCAAACATAATTGGAGCTGTTCTACTAATACCATAAGGTGTTTGTCTTAATACAGATACATTAGCAGGAGTAATTGTATTATCATTTGCTCTTGGAATATAATATTCACCACCATCTGTAAATACTTGTAAGTCTTTTCCAGATAACATATGTCTAACTTCATTAACTTCTGATCCTGCAATATCTAAATCAATAGCTTCATCTGCTTCACCAGTTCCTACATCAAAATTAAAATACTCAGATATTCTAGAAGCTAATATTCCAGCAGGTCTAGATTTAAGACCACCAAACCATAATCTATTATTATGAAATGTTACAGCTTGAGGATAACCTCTTACTGTAGAAATAGCTTCTTCTTTCCAATTAAAATGAGGCCCAGCTCCACCAGAAACAGTTTCAATAATTGTACCTGTTACAACTGTTGGAGATGTATATCCAGTTATTTTAATTTGAGATCCATCAACTAATAAATAATGTCCTACATAATCAGATGTAAAAAATCCTGTACTTGCAGTTATAGTTCTTCCTGTTCCTGTTGCATTAGTAGATAATGTTAATGTTACTGAGCTATCTTCGTATTTATAAAATGGTGTATCTGTTTTATATGCTCCAGAAACAACAACATCTTCATTAATTTGAAACTCATATAAACTAACTGTAAAAGTTGAAGCTGAAGATCTAAATATTTTTATCATAGGATTATCTCTATGAGTTACAAATATTGTATCTCCAAATTGAGCATAGTTTAATTCAAACAATTGAGCTGTAGTCCAATTACAGTTTGTAGTATAATTAGATACTATTGCTGTACCATTTATATTATAAACATCCATTCTATTATTAGATAAAACTATAATAGCTATTTCATCATCAGAAAATACAAATGGAATTAATCTACATTCAGCAGGAAGTGTTGCAAGGTAAGTAGTTCCTGGTCTTCTCATTACACCACCTTCAGCAAGTAATGAAAAGTTTCTGCATTGTTTAGCTCCATTAGAATAAGCAGGAGTATCAATACGATTAGCTAGTAATGGATTAAGCTCTCCAGATGAAAAGTTGGTTAATACAGTTTTTAATGATCTTGCCATTATACATCAGTTCTCGTAGAGTTTCTTAAGTTAATAAATCTAGAAGTATCAATTTTTCTAGTAGTTACTTCAGAAGTGTCTATGTTTTTAGATATTAAAAATTGTCTATCAGATAAAGCTTTAAACTCTCTAATCATACCTGCATCTCTTGCAACTGAACCTGCAAAGATAGATGCTAGTTCATATTCTAATGCTAATCTAAAATGAGCAGGAAAATAATCTTCTTCAACTCTATAAATATAATCTAAAATCAAAGCTTGATTTGCACCATAGTTATTAACATAAATCATATCTTTGTATCTTGTGTAAGGTATTACATAATCATTTACTGTAATTGTATTAATTTGTAATACGCCTGGATCAGATGGTAATTGATATGCGTAGTCGTATCTACCTGTTGGTGCTGTAGCTAATAAAGATAATTGTTTTTGATTGGTAGCAAACTTCCATCTATGTCTTGTCAATGAAGCTTGGATAATATCTTCATAAACATTTGAGGCAACTAAAGCTTCTGTGCTACCATCTGAAAAAGAAGATATTGGCTGCGCTCCTATCATTACTAAAGCTCTTGCACATATATCTACTTTTGATGTTGCCATTTAATTCCTTTTAAAAATATTAAATTGAGGGCGAAGTTAATCGCCCCCAATAAATCATTAACGATATTATGAACCGTTTACGACAGTTACAGTAGCAGCACCTGTAGCAGAAGATACTACAAGAATATCTACTGTTTGAGTACCACCATTTGAACCTACGCAAAGAATAATATCATTTTCTTTTAAGTTCTCAGTTGCTGAGTTGAAGTAACCAGATGCAGCTATTGTAGCAATAGCGTCACCATCACTGTAGAAGAATACAGAGTTACCACCAGCTTCAGCAATTTTTTTTATTGGATTTGAAGTTTCGTAAGCCATTTATCCTCCTATTATTCAGCACATTTTTGAACTCTGATACCATCAGAATCAATCACTGTTCCACCTATTGAAAGCATAGATGTAATTAAGTGTGAAACTTTTTCTGGTATGTAGTTCACTTCAGTTTTAACATCAGAACCAATTCCTAAACCAATTGATGATTTGTGGAAAGCTACAGTATGTCTATCAGTTGAACCAGAAGTTTCTAGTCCACTGTGTACAAACCATAAGAATCCTAACCATCTCTTAGCAGTCATTCCTCCAGAATATGGAAGCTCACCTTCGCCTACATATTCAACTCTAGAGAATTGATCAAGGTTGATTAGATCTGACCATTGTTTTGGTCCAACAACCCAATATCTTTGTTGGTCATCTGGAACGTCATTAGTATTGAAAAGTTCCATCATAGCTTGAGCTTTTCCTAAGTTCATACCAGTACCAGTACCTGATGAGTTGTTTGCAAGAGTTGTAGCACCATTCATAATCCCAGTTAATACACTATCAGTTTTTCTACCTAAAGCGTATGCTGCAGATTGTGCAACTACTTGTCTTTCGTCTATGTTTACCTTTAACTCGTCTAGCTTGTCAACGTAATCTGCTGCATAGTAATCAGTTAAAGTCGCATCCACATTGCTGTGAGAAAGATCCATTGCAACTACTTCAGCATGTCTTGCTTTAGTGTTTGCAGAACCTTTTGCAACCTTCTGAAACTTAACAGTATTACCGTTAACGCCATTCACTGTTCTTACCATGTTCTTTAATTTAGAACCCATTCTTTGGTAAGCCATATGAACTTCAGCTTCAAACTGAGTTATAAAGGCATTTGTTATTGATGTTGCCATTATTAGCTCCTATTTGTTAAGTTACGTTTATATACCGATTGTCTTACAAATGCAGAGGATTGTTATCCAGTTAAGGGCAATCATTGAACATTTTTAAGGTCTTGTTGTGAAAATAGATTTGTTTATATATATAAACAACGCACAATTACATCCATACTTTAGGAATAGTAATAACTTCTCCAAACTCAATATGACCATCATCATCATATGAATAATTTGCAAATAATGTAATAGATTTATGGTCTTCTTTGTAAATCCACATTTGGCTACATACAGCTTTAGCTGGTGATTGTTTATCCATCTGATCTTTAGATAACCAACCAGTATCGCTAACTGCATCTAGCCAATGCAGATCTTTTTTAAGTTTCTTAAATGGAAACTTATCCTTGTTTGTTTTGATACGCTTTTTCAAAAAGTTCCTCTACTCTTTTAACGTAAGCTGGATCCCTTCTATTAGAATCATAATATCTAGGATCATTAATCATAGATTTTAGATCTTGTAGATTAGGAGCAACAGATACTTGTGTAGGTGTTGATGGCATAGGACTATCTTTAGTCATCTTCATAATTTCTTCTATGACTTTTACACCTTCAGCTGTTGATGCTACATTTGAAAAAGTTTGATAAGATTCTGGTGAAAGATTTTTCTTTGACCAAAGCTCAGCAGCTTCTACTCTTTCTTTAGCATTATCACCTAGCTTTTGCATTTCTGCGTTCATGTCTGGTAAAGTTGCAATAGCATTATTAACGAACATTTCTACACCTTGATCAAATTGTTCTTGAGAAAGTCCATTTTTTTTTGCTGTATCTTTCCACCATTGTACAATTTCCATATCATCAGAAACAGAAACATCTACATTTTCTGGTAACTCTGGTAGATTAACTTTATATTCTTCTGGAGCAGATTTAAGTTTTTCCATTTCTAAATCTTCTCTTATTTGTTTTGAAAGATCTTCAGTTCTAGAACCTAGTTTCTTTTCTAAAGAATTATAACTACTTGCTAAGTTTTCTAGATTAACTTCGTTTCTTTCACTATCCCAAAACTTATCTTGTATAAATTCTGGCTTACTTGTATTAGCACTCGTTTCACCAGATTCTGTTTGAGTATCTGTGGCGATTGGTGCCTGTGCATTATCATCTGCCATCTTGTTCTCCTTTTTTTATTCTTGTTTGTATTATACCTGCTAAGAATCTCATTCCTTCTAAATGAAATAATTGATTGCTGTCAATGTTTGGCCCAGCAACCGCTTCAGTTGTTATTGATTTAATATAATCAAGGACTAGCTTTCCATCATCACCCTTGAATAAACCTGCAAAAGATTTATTGAGATTACGTTCTTCTTGTTCAGATCTTACGTAACCATCTATAGATTTTGCAGGGATTGGCTTTTTTGTTTTAAGTCCATCCCAGCTCATTATTGTGGTATCTCTCCTTCTCCTGGCGCAGTTTGTAATTGACTAATCCGTTGTACTATTTGCTGTTGTTCTTCTTCATCACGAATAAGTTTTTCTGGCAAATTCATTTTTTGTGCTAGATACTTAGCAGTTTCATTTTGATTAACAATAACATTAATCATTTGTGGGCCGAAAGTACCTGCAATAATTTCGTTAAATCTATTTACATCAGATATATCTTGCATATGCTGTGCTTTAGCTAATGGAGATCTTGCAGCTATTTTAACTTCTCTACCATTAACTTTTGGTAATTCTATTCTACCTTGTTTAGATAATATTCTAATTATTCTTTTTAATAATGGATGAATAAATTCAGATTGAAGTCTTCCAAATGAAGATCCTATTTGTCTAGATAGATCTGCCATTCTTTCAGAAACTTCTGTTGCTGTCATTGGAGTTCCTTCTGGTCTTCCAAGAGTTTCCATGTATAAAGCTTTTTTAATATTCTGCCTCATATCATTTAATACTAATTGAGCTACATCAAAGTTAGATGCTGATTGAATTGAATTTAAACCTCTTGATCCCGGAGCAACTGGAATTAATGATCCAGGCACTAAAGCAATATTGTCTGGGTTAATTACACCATCATCTTCATAAGTATAAACTCCAGATACTGCCATCTGTGCATTTTGTAATATTAATTCAATTGTAAGATTACAAGTTTTAATAGCACCCATTGCATTAAAGATTGGGCCTCTACCATAAACTTCACCAGAAGCTTTGTTCCATCTAAATACTAAATATGGATTAGATCCTTCTCCTGTATATATTTCTTCAAATAAAACAGCTTTAGGATTTTCTAATACAACACAGTATTTATATTTTTCAACATTGTCTTCATAGATTCTATAAACAACTTCAATAATTGTATGTTCTTTTTTTTCTTTTAATGGATCAAAATATTGTGGCATTACAGCTTTAGGATATAAAACTTTAATGTGTTCTGGTTTAACTTTTCTAGTTCTATAAACTGTATCTATCTTACCATCTGGCCCATTTAATAAACATAGTTTAGGTAATGGTACAGCAGTAAATTTAATTGGATTAACAGCATCACCTTCTTCAACAAGCATACATCCAGTACCTACTGCAAGATCCATAAATGCTTCATGTACTTCTTGATTGAAGTTAGAGTTTTGTAATACTTCAAAAACGTATTCTGTAATTTTATCTAACTGTAAATTAACTTGTGATTTTTGTTCTTCTGGTATTTCAACACCAGCTTGGAAATCTGCCCATCTTGCAAATGTAGGAACGATACCAGATTGTAATCTTGATGCAAATTCTTGTACACCTACTACAGCAGTTTCATCAAAAATTTTATCAGTTCTTTTTTGTCCTGGAGATTCATCATAAAAAGATTCTCTATTAGGTAAGCAATATTCATATGCTTCTTCAAACTTTTCTCTCCAATGATCTTTAACAGATACAGCTTCTTTATACTTTTGTAAGATAGCAGCTGCTTTATCTGTAGTATCTACTGTTGGAGTATCGTCTATTGTGTATTCCATTATTTTTTAAATCCTCGTAATGTTAATGCTAATCTAGCTCTTGCACCCATCTTACCTTTTTTCTTTGCAGCTTTTTGAAGTTTCTTTACAGGAATAGTTTCACCTTTTTTTACTCCCATAGATTTTCTTAAAGCTCCAGGTTTTTTAATAGCAGCTTGAATCCATTTTTTAGCCATTTATTTTTTACTCCATTTATTTTTTATCTCTACAATAAAAACTCTAAATTTAAAAACTATTTTATCTATAAATTTCTTCATCTAAATCTCTTAGTTTTGGCTGCAATTTTTTTCGGTTGTTTAACGAATTGTTTTCCTTTTTTATTACCACTTGCTTTAGCTGCGTTAGTTGCTGATTTTTCTTTAGCTGTAAGAGCTTTCCAAGCTTTATCAGGTAAGTATCTTCGTTTGCCTTCAGATTTTTTTCCACTACTTGTTCTCCATTTTTGTTTGCTCCACTTCGAGAGTTTATTGGAGCTTGACTTAGTTCCGCTATACCCTCCACCTGCTTTCTTATATATCTTGACAGCCAATTGCATAGCTCTTGCACTGTGCTTTCCTCCCATTTTTGCTTTGGCTTGAGCTTTCGCTCTAGCCCACAAAGCAGGTTTAGTTTTCTTTGCAGTAGCCATTAAGCTTTTTGCTTATTTCTATTTGCAAAGTTTCTAGCAGATTCTACACTTCTAAAACCCCAAGCTCTAAGAGCTAAAGCTTTTCTTGTAGGTCTGCCTTTACTATCCTTCATCGGCCCTTTCATTCCTGCAAATCTTGCAGCAAAAGAAACTTTTCTTTTAAAGTTCTTTGTTCCTTTAGGTGGTGTCTTTTTAACTGGAGGCTTTAAGTTAGCACCTTCTTTTCTTTTAAAGTATGCTCTGCCTTTTGCAGTTAATCCACCTTTAGGATTCTTATGTTCTTTTCTCATTAACCAAAGAAACCTCTGCCACCTGCTCTACCAAATAAAGATCTAGAACCAATAATTCCTTTAGCAACTTTATCTTTGTATGTTGCTTGTTCTTTTTCTAAAGCAGCTTTTCTAGCTTCTTCAGCTTTTCTAGCTTCTTCAATAGCTGGATCTGGTTTAGGTGGTGGTGGTGGTTTTGGTTTAAATACTCCGCCCATTATTCATGCTCCTCAATATTTAATTTATCAAAGTCTTGACTTGTTAAAGAACCCATATGGCTTTCCATTTCTTCTAATAAATCATTATCAGATTCAAGCTCATTCATTTCGTCAATAACTTCCTGTAATGGCTTTTTAGGTTTTGTCATTTGGATCCTTAGTTTTGTCCCAAAATGACTTATATCCAGCTTTTATCAACGCACAATAAAGCTGATAGGGAGTAAAGATATACCATTTATAAAATCCAATTAATCTCATTATAAAAGCAACGCAGGTTAAATCTTTTATTCTTAAGAGATGCCAATCATTTTTAACTGGACATCTTAGCAGCTTATAGTCTTTCAAATAGAAAAACATATCTTCTAGTTCTTTTTTAGATAAATGAGATAATCTTATTCCTGCATGGGTAAATTCTAAATGTACCCAGCAATCTATATTTGAAAAATAAGATATAGCTCCACAATGTTTAAAACCTTTTTTTAGGAATCTTAACCAATCTGAGTAAGGATGATTGGGAGATTCATAAAAATATACTAACCATTCTTTCTGAACAGATCCCATACTTTTCTTTTTGTTGGTCTTGTCTTAGCAAAAACATCCCATTCCTTTTTAGCTATTGTTGGTCTGTGTTGTGTTTTACCAGATAGAATTGTTCTACCTTCTCCAGCTCCCATCATCAAATATTGTAAAGCATCATGAACGTGTGAATATCTATTCTTTAATGGCTTTTCATCATATCGATCACCAGATACTTGAAGTCTTCGATAATGATAACCACCATTAAATCCTTTTTTAAGATTTACACATTTAGGATCTAAAACAAATCCTGGCTGTCCATCTAGTAATCTAGTTAATGCTGAATCAACAGCTTCTATTCTTAAAGCAACATCATTAGATGGTGCAGGTGTAGCTTTTAATCCGTTCTGCCTCATAATTTGAAATGGAGTTCTTTCATCTGTTTGAGATCTAAAATCTCCAGCAGGATCACCATAGATATGTACTTCGCATCCTCTATATGATTTTGCAATCTCACCTCTTAGTAATTCTGAAAATCGAATTACACCCATATCAAAACAAACTAATTCATTAACTATATTCCATTTACCAGAAGATAGTTTCTGACCAAATACAGCAGCAGGAGTTAATCCAAAGTCAACACCAATGTATATTGGTTGATGAGGATTAATTTCTAATGTTTCATTTGTTGTATGTAGTTCATGTTTAAAGTTTGGATAAACAGGTTTACCTTCTTCAATAGTTCCTAATTTGTTTAATACATAAACATCTATCCATCCTTTTGTTTTACCTCTAATAATATTTGAGTAATATTTTTCTGTTAAGTTTTTTATGTTCTCAGCATCTTTATTAAATTCATAACCTGTTGTTACTCCATCTTTTCCTTTTTCTTCTACCATTCCAGGTGGCTGAGTATAGAAGCTCCAGTTATCTGGTTTGATTAACATAAGAGCTTCATCTCTTGAGATGTGATCTGGTACAGGAACATCACCTGCCATAATCGGCCACCAATGATCTTCTTCTGGTGCATTGGTATCTGCTATTACTCCATACCAAGTAGCACCACCATCTCTCATGCTAGGAAATCTTCCTACCCTCATTGTACAAGCATCTATAATTGATTTAGGTATTTCTCTAGCTTCGTTTACCCAAACGCCTGTTAATTCTAATGATAGTAATTTCTTAACATCTTCTGGTCTATCAAGAGCTAAGAATATAACTTCTACATCTAAATCACCTTTTAATATTCTATGAGTATAAGGTACACTCCAGGCGAAGTTTCCCCATGTATCTTCTGGAAACCAATCTAACCATGTTTTAATTGTTGTTGTTCTTAACTGTGGGTTTGTATTTCTAATGATTGCCCATCTAGATTTACGAATACCTTTTTCGTTTTTCTTTTGCATTAGACTTCGTCTAAATATTTCTACGCAACAAGCTACTGATTTACCAGATCCTACTGGCCCACGTAATCCTCTAAAGAAGTCACTCGACTTCATAAATTCTTTTATGGTTATTCCGTTTGGCTTGTAATCAAAATTAATCGACATTTGTACCTACATTTTGTTTTAACAGATTGTAGATAGTTTCTTCACCAAAAGCTTCTACAAGTTTATCAGCTTCTCTATCTGTTATCATGTGTGTAGGATAATATTTAAGATGCGTATTCTTAACTATTGTTCTTAAACGTCTTCTATCTTTTAGACTTAGAGAATTGAGGAACGACATTCTTCATCCTTTACTCGTTGTTTAATTATTTCAAGGATCTCAGTTTCCGTTCCATATTTTTCTTCAAAAGACTTCTTTGACATATGAATTGAAAACTGTCCTTGATGATGGTCATAACACAAAGGAATTACATGGAAGTGAGAAGTTCTTCTTCCCATTCCAGTTCCCTTTGGTCTTATGTGATGTAAGGCAGCAGGTCTTTCACAGACATAACATCCTAGACTTGCTACCTTGTCCATCCATTGTTTTTCTTCTTTGGTTGCCACTATTTCTTCTTTGCAGCCATTATCTTTTTCTTTAAAGCAGTAGGTAACTTATTTTGTTTAC